AGATAAAGATGATGATGATGATGAAGTGAAAACTGAACAATCTACTTCTTCTGGTATCGGTAAAGGTACTGGCGTCAAAGCCGCTTCAGCTGGTGATGAAGAAGATCCTGGTAAAGGTAAAGTTCACGAATCTGTTGAAAATCTGCAAACAGAGCTTAAAGAATATAAGGAAGCTGTCACATTTTTACGTGATAAGCTTCATGAAGTTAACATCCTTAATGCAAAACTTTTATACACGAATCGTTTATTTAGAGAATTTGCCCTAAGTAATGACCAGAAATTTAAAATCGTTGAAACGTTTGACAGAGCTCAAACAACTCGTGAGATTAAGTTGGTTTATTCTACTTTGGCAGAATCTTACAAAGACGGCGGTTCAGTTAAAAAAGCTGAAATTAAGGAATTTGCTAGTCGTAAATCTGGCGGGACTGCCCCTAAGAAGAAAATTATTTCTGAAGAAGATCAGGTGGCAAACCGTTTCAAGAAATTGGCTGGCATTTTAAATGATTAATCACAATTAATTTTGGAGAACGATAATGAGTGATATGAAAACACTTCTCGACCCTTCCCCTATGAGGAAGCAAAAAGAAGAATCACAAAAACTCGTAGCAAAGTGGAATAAATCTGGACTTTTAGAAGGTATGGATAATGAGTGGCAACGCTCTGGTATGGCAGTATTGCTAGAAAACCAGGCTCGTCAACTTATTTCTGAGGCTTCTAAAACTTCACCTAACGCCGGTACAGGTGTAGGTGATGAAGAATGGTCCGGAGTTGCTCTTCCTTTGGTACGTAGAGTATTTGGTAACATAGTTGCACAGGAATTAGTTTCTGTTCAACCGATGAATTTACCTTCCGGCCTTGTTTTCTACTTGGATTTCAAGTATGGAACCAACGTTGGTAAATTTTCAAGTACTGCAGGTAGTAATGATATCTTTGGCAATCAAGGTCCTAATTCACCATCTGGTTCAACTGCTCCTTTTGGAGAAGATACTGGATTCTATGGAACTGGTCGTTATGGCTATTCCATTAGTGCATCAAGCATACCCGCAACTTTTGCAACGCCTCAAAGTGCATCTTATAAAGATATTGATTTCAATTCTGAAGTCTCTGCGTCTATGAATGCTGCTGATTCGTTTTGGAAAGTAACAACTGCTATAAGTGGTTTTACTAACCCTGACTTAAAATCAGTTCGTGCTTGGAGTTTTACTGATGCTGGTACAGCTCCGCTGAAGGCAAAAGTCTTACCGCAATTTACAAAAGTTGTTGGTGCTAATGTACAATTGATTGTATCTGCATCCACTGGAAATAATGCAACTGGATCTTATACGGTTAAGTATTTGAAAGAAACTACTGCTGGTAACAGAGGTGACTTTGAAGATCGTATTGGTAATGCTACAACTGATCAGTTGAGTATTCCTGAAGTCAATTTGGAACTTCGGTCTTTACCAATTGTTGCTAAGACACGTAAGTTGAAAGCCGTATGGTCACCTGAGTTAGCTCAAGACCTTAATGCTTATCATAGTGTTGATGCTGAAGCTGAATTGACAAGTATGTTGAGTGATTATATTTCGATGGAAATCGATTTGGAAATCCTTGATATGTTAATCAGTGATGCCGTAACAACTGATTACTGGTCAGCTAAAGCTGGCGAAGATTATGACGCGGGTACGAATTCATTTTCAACCGCAGTCACTTTCTACGGAACTCGGTTTGAATGGTATCAGACTCTAGTTGCTAAGATTCAGAAAATGTCTAACGAAATTCATCGTTTGACACTTCGTGGTGGCGCTAACTTTGTCGTTTGTTCGCCAAAGGTCGCTACGATTCTTGAATCATTACCTGGCTACAATAGTTCACCTGGTGACGCCGATGCTGCTCAACAGCAGTTTTCAATGGGTGTTTCCAAGATAGGACAAGTTGCTGGTCGTTATACGGTTTATAAAAACCCGTATATGACTGAAAACAACATCCTTGTTGGATTCCGTGGTACGAACTTCTTAGAAACTGGTGCTGTATACAGTCCTTACGTACCGCTTATCACAACTCCGTTGGTGTATGATCCAAGTGATTTTACTCCACGTAAAGGTGTGATGACACGTTACGCTAAGAAAATGATTAGGCCGGAATTCTATGGTAATATTAAAGTTAAATCTTTGGATTTAATCTAATATAACTTAGATAGGCTTAGTATCTAAAAGGGGATAGTTAATTCTATCCCCTTTTTGTTTTTGGAAAAGATATATTTATAAGTAGGAGAAATATAAATGCCAAAATTAGATTATGCCTATACAGACCCGTCAGGTTCCACTCTTGTAGCTGGACAAACACCATATGGTACATATGATACTGATTCTACATTTAAAACAGATATAATTTCAGTAACGAAATGGGTTGCTAAACGACTTGGATATCCTGTATTACAATTAGAGATACCAAGTGGTTCAATTTATGCTTGTTTTGAAGAATCAATAAGTGAGTATTCTTCTCATATCAATAATTACAATATAAAGAATTGGATGTGGGAACAATATGGCGAAAAGTCAAGAATATCAGGTTCATTAAGTACTGGTTCTTTAAGTCCAGTAACACCTACACGAGGTCCTTCTGTAACATTATCTGAAAAATATGGTTCGTTAGTTAATATGGGTGGTAATGTAGATTTGAAAAAAGGATATATAACCTTATCTGGTTCTGCTCAAGATTATGATTTGCAAAGTGTTTGGGCAGATAATAATGAAGATGGAAAAAGAATTGAAGTTCAAAGGGTATTTAATCATATGCCATCTTCAATTACAAGATTTTATGATCCTTATGCTGGTTCATTTGACCAAAGACAACTATTAGATGCATTTGGATTTGGTAATGTATCACCAGCTATATCATTTGTATTGAAACCAATTAGTTATGATTTAGCCAGAGCTAATGCGATTGAAACATCTGATTTAGTCAGAAAAAGTGCCTATTCATTTGAGATTCATAACAATAATTTAAGAATATTTCCAATGCCATTAGAAGCTGATAGTGGTGAAAAGATATGGTTTGAATATTATGTAAAAGATGAGTTAATGAATACTAATAATGTAAGTGGTTCAATGCAAAATGGGATATCTGATCCATCAAATGTACCATATAAATTTATAACTTATAGTTCAATAAATCAACCAGGTAGACAATGGATAAGAAAATTCACTTCTGCTTTAGCCAAAGAACTATTGGGAATTATACGAAGTAAATATAGTGGTTTACCTATTCCTGATGCTGAAGTTACACTTGACGGTGAGTCACTTAAAACAGAAGGTCGTGAAGAAAAGACACAACTTTTAGAAGAGTTAAAAGAATTTTTAGAATCAGTAAGTTTAACTGAAAAATTAAAAGCTGAGGCCGAAGAGGCAAATGCTCAACAAGAAGTGTTGGCAAAAGCTCCGTTACCAATTTACATAGGATAATTAAATGTCTGCTACAAAGCCATTCTTTATCACACAGAAAGAAATCAATTTAATAGACCATTTAAATGAAGAGTTAATTGATGAGATAGTTGGACAATCGGTTGATATTTATAAAATCAATACTACTCATACTAAAGATAACATTTATGGTGAAAGTGCTACAAAGTATTTTAATGTTGGATTTAGGGTTAATTGTTTAGTTCGATTTAATCCACCTGAAGTAGAACAATTTAATGAAATTGGCCCTGATGTGAATTCATCAATTGATTTGATGTTTCAAAGAAATAATTTAGCAAGTGGTAGTTTGAATTTCTTTCCTGAAGCTGGTGATATATGTGATTGGAATGATATGTATTGGGAATTAAATGGAGTAACTGAACCACAATTAATTGGTGGGCATCCAAATTTTAGTCATGCCATAAAGGCAACTGCTCATAGAAGTAGATTATCATCAATTAATATTGAGGAAAGGCCAAGATAATGGCTATTCAATTATTAGATAAATCACTCGTAATGAAACAAAAGAGGTCTGCTTTAGTTCAGACGGTTGAAACTGATGATAGTGGTAAATCCACAACTTATAATGTATATGAAGAATCTAAAGCTGATAGATTTGACGAGATAATTGATTTACTCAAGGGTGGTAATATTTATGGAGAGAAAGAGAATATAACTTTAGGTGTTGTAGATGTTCCTATTGAAAAACAAATTGCAATTGATAAAGCTTCTACTAAAGGATTAAAGTCTGAAGAGTATGCTAATAATTCAGAAAATAAATTAGACAAACTAAGGAAACTACGCCGTGGCAATTAAACCCATAACGAATACAAATGTAACAAACGAATCGACAATTAATCGAGCCGAACAAACAAGCATACGTTCTGAAAAAGGGAATTCAAAAGTTGTAATTAAAAAAGGAACTGGTCGTAATGCAGGTAAGGGTTTATCAATTGGTCTAATTGATATCGATACGGCCGTAATGACTCATATACGAAATGTAATGAAACCTACGGTTAGGGAAGCAAATGAAATTATTAAAGTGCCTGTTATGTATGGTAATGAAGAAAGATGGAAATCCATAAGAAATCGTGGTGTATTACGAGATAAAAATGGTGTAATTATTTTACCAATTATAGTAGTAAAAAGAACATCGGTTGCTATGAATATGGATTTGCCACATTCGTTTGATAATGATGTTCAAAATAAATTTATAAAAGTAGTTAGGTCAAGTCCAGGGTGGAGTAAAAATAATAGATATGATAGATTTTCAGTATTGACTGGACAAAAACCAGTACAAGAATCTATTATAACAGGTCAGCCAGATTTTGTAACTTGTAATTATAGTATTGTAATGATGACAAACTATATAGAACAAATGAATGATTTAAATACAATATGGATTGAACATTTGGAAACTTATTTTGGTGATTCAACCAGTTATAGATTTTTATCAAGTTTATCTGGTGATATATCAAATGAAATTGAGATGGAATCCGATGGCGAAAGAATGATAAAAAATACATTTGATATGATGATAAAAGGATATATGATTCCAGAATTTACAGATAGTATTTTTGGAAAATTAGGTGAAATGACACGTACTTATACTAATAAAAAAGTGTCGTTTAGTGAAAAAATTATATAATTATATATATAGGGTTTTAATTATTAATTCAACATAAACATAGAGGTTATCAAATGCCAAAAGAAATTAAATTTACGGAAGATGAACTGAAGTCAGTAGGTGATTTGCAAGTAAAGTACAATACAGTCACTAATAAATTCGGACAATTAACAATTGCAAAATTGAATCTTGACAAACAAAATGAAGTTTTGGAAGATGAAGAGTATAAATTACATGAAGAACTTGAATCTGTTCGAAAAGAAGAACAAGAAGTTTTGACTGGAATTACTGAAAAATATGGTCCAGGTTCATTAGATCCACAAACTGGTGTATTCACACCATCCGTAGAAGTTGAGACGACAACTACTGAATAATAAATCAAACAATAAAGTTCTCTTTTGAAAATTGTATAATATTTATATATGAATAATTATATTTAATCCAATACCTTCGGAGACTTTAAATGGCTGAAAAAATACTT